TCTTGTGTTCCTCCGGTAAATTTCTTCTATCTCATCTTGCGTCAGACCTACCCATTCTCTAATTGGTTTTAGGCTTGCACATATCCCGCATAACGCACCAGAATCCGCCACAATACCATCACCACATCCACACAAGACAGGCTCATAATCCAACCCTAGTTCACGAGCGTTATCGGCTTTCTTGTCTAATGCTTGCTGTGTTTTATCTTGTTCAGGCTTGGCTAACAGACCGTTTAAACTATCTTCAATCAGCGTCACCGTATCCGGTGTTACCTCAGTCAGATGACCAATATTAAAACCGTGTGTGCTGTATTCACTTTTTAATACATCCAACGCTTGCTGTAATAGTTCACGGTTCATTTCGCCCCCTGAAATGTAAGTCGTTTGTAAATTGCGCGGGTGCGCTCGACATCTTTGCCGCAATACTCAGCTACTTCCTCAATCTTCCCGGCCTGAACGTAATCCCACACCTTGCTGCCGTCCAGCTCGCCCTTGGATTCGATGCCAAAGATTTTGCATAGTTTATCCATGCTGATCCGATTGCCTACACCGGCCCACGCAACCATCGTGTCAAATACCGATTGATCCCAAGGTTTAGCATGAAATGGAATAAATGATGGCGGCTTGATTCCCAACATGACTGAGCGCTGAAATAAGAATCGCAAATCAAAACCAACCACGTTGTGACCAATAAATACTGGACGAGGATCGGTGCTTGGATTGTAATAATCGTCAAGATAACCATAGAATTCATGGATGATTTCCGATTCTTTGGTCCAATCTTCTTGGTAAATGTTGTACGGGTGCATATCATCGACCGCAAATGAGATCGCGCAAATCTGACCCATGCCGCCATCAAATGACGTTTTGCGATATTTCTCATCCGCAGCTGCCGTAATTTCATCAGTTTTAATTTTGATGTATTCGGCAATCTTGGCTTCGTCTTTGTAATTGCCCGGTGATTTTATTGCTGAGATTTCTGTTTCGATGTCTTTTTTAAGCAATTCAATCGCAGCTGGTGATTGTGCCGGTACAGTTTCGATGTCAAAGTAAATATTCATTATTTAACCTCCGCTTCAGTTGAAAGTAATTCATTTTTGCGAGCGCCACACAAATCGCGCACAGTTGCGACGATATTTGGATGTTTGGCGTACTTTGCCTTGGTCACAGTAAATATTTCAACCAATTCGTCAACGGACGTTGAGCTTTCGATTTTGGTTGTCAATTCGCCCAGCTCATCTTCGGACGGTTCCGGCTCTACTGGTAAATCCTCGCCAGCATAGATGTACAAACCGATGCCAAAACAAGCGATACATTTGGCAAGGCAGCGCATCATTGCGTCGCTGACTTTGCGCGAGTCAGGGCTTTTGACAGCGTTATTTCTGTTGTCCATCACAGGCAAGTGCATTTTCATGGTTTTGCCAAAGGCCGTAACTGAGCAATACACCATCATGGTTTCGCCGAAATATGTCGGCTCGGTAAATTCCCAAGTCGCCATCGGATCGTGCTGCAATAAAGTATCGACAGCCCAAGCCCAAGACAAATAGCTTAGATTGCCTTTTTTTTCTGTAAATTCTGAAACATTGATCTTGCGAAGATCGTTAAATGTAGTCATTTGATTACCTTTCGTGATAATGTAGCGAAGTGCTACTGAGTTCTATTATATACAAGTATTAGACTTTGTGCAGAAAAGTATTAGATTGTTGTATTTTCGTTATTACGGCATTCCCTATGTATGCAAAACGGGTTGATGAAAACCAAAAAGAAATCGTAAAAGCTTTACGTTTGATGGGCGCTGACGTTTATGACTTGTCCAAAGTTGGCAATGGGATTCCCGATTTGATGGTTGCAACACAGGGACAAACCATTTTGGTTGAAGTGAAATCTAGCGAGAAGGCAAGATATACCGATCACCAGCTGAAGTATCTGAGTAATTGGCGCGGCGGCTTAGTGGTCCGGGTTAATTCCGTCGATGACGCAATAGCCATGTTGCAAAATATTAGAAAATAATATATCTTTACCGCATTCCTTGGCAGGAATTTCTCGTGTAAGTCCTAGTTAGCATCCTGCTCGTACACGCGAGTCTGCCAACACCCAAAAGGTGAGGATGCTAACTAGGGCTTTTTTTTGGGCCATTTATGCACTATTACCAATTCAATATCGGGGATTACCAAAGCCATACAGGGCATTTGGATTTTTTCGAGGACCTAGCATATAGGCGAATGCTTGATTGGTCTTACCTTCACGAAAAACCACTTCCGCTAGACCCCGATGAAATAGCAAAGATTATTCGTATGCGTCCGCATAGCGAAAGCATTGCGTCCGTATTAAAAGAATTTTTTAAGAAAACTCGACAGGGTTGGGTTTCGGATCGAGTGCTAAAAGAAATTGAGTCCGTTAATGAAAAAAGCGAGAAGGCACGACGTTCTGCTATGAAAAGATGGGATACGAACGCATTGCGAACGGAGTGCGAAAGCAATGCTACACATAACCCAATACCCAAGACACATAACACAAGACCCAAGACACAAAATATAAAAGCGCCTGAAGGCGTATCACCCGAAGTTTGGGACGCATTTGTTGCTCAAAGAAAACTGAGTCGTGCAGCAATAACCGAAACGGTCATCAAATCTATTCAACGGGAATCTGACAAAGCTGGTTGGACACTTGAGCAAGCATTGTCGGAATGTGCTGCAAGAGGGTGGAGAGGATTCAAGGCCGAATGGGTTGCTGACAAGTCACTTGGACAACCGGTTAAAGAATCAGCTTGGGCGCGTAAGCAAAGGGAAGATCAACTGCGCATGGATGAATTTAGGGGAAAGCGAAGCAACATCATCGACATTCCCAGTCAGGAAATTATATTTTCGGAATTTAAGGAGTTATCAAAATGAGTTTGCCTTTACCTTGGATTGACAGAATTTTTGATAAGTTGACAGTTGTTTATGGTCGGGAGTTCACCAGTCGTTACGAAAAAATTTCTATTGCTGACGTAAAAACCGAATGGTGCGAATGCCTCGGCGGTTTTCGCGGTCACTCAGGCGCGATTGCGTTTGCATTGGAAAACCTGCCTGAAGATAGGCCACCATCAATGCTCCAGTTTCGCGCTTTGTGCAGAAATGCACCGCAATATGCTGCGTTACAGCTGCCGCCCCCGAAAGCTGATCCAAGTATCGTTTCGGAGCAATTACGCAAAATGGCGGAAACCGCCCTACAAGCCCCGAAAACGTCGGTAGGTACATACGACCCTAAGGCTTGGGCTAAAAAGCTCAAGGAGAGGCACGAAAGCGGCGAGAAATTGAATCTTATACAAATCGAAAAGTATCAACAAGCACTTGGTATTCAAAAAGGTGATGTATGAGCCGACCTTTATATGAAACCCAACATGACCTTAATAACGAATTGGATGTTATTGAGCGTGTTGAGGATTTGTGGAATTGCAAATGCGTTAAGTTGCCAATCAAATACAAACTCGATTTTGCAATCATGCGCGAGAATTTCATTGCGAGCTGGATGGAAATTAAAAGCCCAAAATATTCTATGGCTGATTTTGCTCGGTTTGGTGGATTCTTTATTTCGCTCGAAAAATGGCAATCAGCTCGACAGCTTTATGAAACTACGGGTTTACCCTTCATTATGATTGTCAACGCTACGGACGGGATTTGGTACGCTGTTGTACAAGACTTTGATGATGTGAAAGGTTTTCGATTCCGGGGGCGCAAGGACCGGGACGATTGGCAAGACATGGAGCCTTGCGCGGTACTTTGGATTAAAAACTTTCGACAATTAGGGAGATAAAATGAATGTACCTTACAACACCGGTAAAGTAAAAATTGGCCTGAAATATGAGCCAAAGCAAATTTACATTGAGCGCGATATTGACATGATCGCTTGGCAAAAAGTCATGCTTGGCGAAGATAAACCCAGTCCATTTCGTTATTTTTGGTACAAAATAATTTGCTGCGTCGGCGTTACTACTTACTTTTTATATTTATTCAATTCACTTTTTAAGTAACTTGTAAGTATTTTTTCAATGCGTCGTATTTGGCAGATCGGTCCTCAATGCCATTTACGCCGCCATTGATGCGTTTAGTCATAGATTGAAAATCTCCCGCATCAGCATAAGCGTTAAGATTCCGGCTATTCCAAAACCAACCAGCAGACAAAGTAGCGCCAGTAGGAGTTTCGACCATCGTAGGATTGTCGATAGCATTGATGCCAGTAGCAGTCGCAAAGGACGTATAGTTGTCGCGCCCTGTAATTTGGATAAGGCCGCGACCGCGATATTTCCAACCATCTCCCGAAGATTCATCGCCGTTCCCCATTCTGTTTGCATAAACTTTGTTAGCAATGCGCTCCGGCTGCCGAGCAAATTCGTTAGCCAATTCGTCATTGGGAAAGTATTTGCCAAATATAGCTCGCAATGCAGCTGTCGAATAGTTCAAATTTTCAACGGTAAATTTAAACCCACCGGATTCATGGGCGCATTGAGCAATAAAGCCAGCAATGCGTAATGGCGTATTTATTTCGTATTTTTCGCAGGTTTCCTGCAAAGAATCGGTCCAAATACTTGCTGTGACTTCATTACAAATACCGCTTTCAACCAGCAATTCTTTGGTTATCACTTCGCCATCTCCGTACTTGCAAGATTAATACGAGCCTTTACTTGAGATACATCCTTTGGTGCAGTTACAAAACCGACAGCAATATATCCGACAAATTTACCCATTTCAGGTGGAATAGAACCCCTGCACATATATGTCACACCATGTTTTATGGCAAATTCGCCAAGTTTTGATGCTGGAACGAATGGTTCACAGGAAACTTCACCTTGAAACATGGTAATGACGGATTTGTTATGTTCAGGAATGCTAGTAAATAATGCGTTGATTGACCCTTCCAAGGCTTTATCTCTACCCTGATTGCTCAGTACCAACAATGTACTTCGGCTATTTGCCTGAAGGTTTACAGCATTAACTATTACTACATCGGCACTTAGGTCGTACAACAAATTTTTAGATATTGCCTCGATTGCCGGTACTTCTTTCATTTCGGTTTTCTTTGATGCAATCGCACCCAAAATTACTTGCCGGGAATCCCAAGCAAAATAACCAGCAAATGCAATAAATGAAATTAGCACCACCGTAACTAACTTAAACGGGCTGTCAATCCACTTAATTAAATCAACCACTTTATCGGCAAAATCTTGTTTAGGCGGTGGTCGTCTTGTAGTTCGTTTCACCGCCTTTTTAGCAACGGATTTTTTAGCCGTAACCATTATTTTGACGCAACGCCTTTGGATTTATCCAATGATCGTAATCCACCCATGCCAAGCATACCTAAAAGCACTTGCATCGTGAGAGTAGTATCGATCTGAGGAAATGCGCCGGTATAGCCCACTAGCGTTGCTACAAGCCTTGCTATCGGTTCAATGATGGCAACGTATCCCAAACCAAACCCGCAAATCCATCCGCAAAATGGTCGCCATCCTGAAACAAATATCGAGCTGGAAGCGGCTTCCACTTTGTTGATATCCATCTGACCGCTAATCGCAGCCAAATCACCATCTTGCTGCATTTTAAGTAATGCGAGCTGTGCTTGTGCGGCTTGAGCCGGATCAGGGAATATACGCTGTATAAGCGTGTTTCCAATGTTCAATAGGGCGCTAATTGGGTCCATTACCTGTCCGCTTTGTTGTCTAGCTTATCGTAAACCTTATCCATCAATTGTTCGAGCCTGTCGAATCTTACATTGATGTCGGATTTCAAACTATTTAAATCTACTTTTTTAACGTAGTTTTCTGAAACGTGAAGTTCAAGACCATTTACATCACGTTTTAATTCGTTGACAGCTTCCCATAGTTGGCGAGCAAACCATCCGATGACTGATAGCGCCGCAGCGCCGACAAAGTTAATGACTTGCTGCCAATCCATGTTGATTTCCTTATTGAGCTGCTGGTGCTGCTGATGACTCAGCTGCTTTTTCAGTTGCTGCTTTAGCGGCTGCAATTGCGTCCATTTGTGGGCCGACTACTTCACGAAATGGATTTGCAAGACCGGCTACTTCTGCAAAAGGGCGGCTGGCAATGTAATTCCAAATGGAGTTTGCAAGGTCAGCACTAATAGTGATTGGTTCCATGATTGTCCTCAAAGTTAACGGGAAGTCCCCGGTAAATTATAGTCACAAATTGTTGGCGTAGAAACCAGTTTTTCCCGTACTTGGAAACGAATAATTCCAGCCCGGTGCAATATTTCCCGATACCCAATTAAAGTTGTCTTGTGCAATCGCAATAAATGTACTCGAACCAGTTCCTTTGTCCAATACCCGATTGCCTGACAAATACGCACGATTGCCCGAAAGGATATTAATGATCGGGTTTTTGTATGTAATGTTCGGTTGCGTTTGCATCACATTGTTTGTGCAATGGATGTTATTTGGATTCGAGCTGGCTGCGACACCGATCAATTGAAAGTTTGCTGATTGCGCCTCAAATCGACAATTATTGACTTGAATCGAATCAATTGCCATATTGCCGCCAACCGATATTTGCGTCCCATTATTGAAATTGAAGTATGAGTTATCAATTTGCAATGATCCGCCGGTCATGTTTTCCAGCAGCATAAATGGTTGAGATTGTGCGCTTGCAAAATAACAATTAGAAAACTGAAGAAATCCACCCGTTTGCAATACGCCTTGCAAAGGATTGCCGCCTTCCATCGTGATGTATGAATTGACGGCCTGAAGCGATCCAGCTGACATTTGAATACCATTGAATGTATCAAAGCCTGAATTGCTCATGTATATCCAAGGTGCGCCAGTAGCCCCTTCATAGATATTCATGCCAAGGTTGGAAATGTTCAAAAATTCGTCGATAAATAATCCATCGACCCGACCTATATCTAGCGCTTTCGTACCCTGCGAATAAAAAATGCTCGCCTGATTCGATGTCATATCAAAATTCCAAAAATGGAATTGATTGAGTCGAACCGTATCCATCGAGCCGTCAATTTGAATGCCCGTTTGATACGCTGACATTTCTAATAAATTAATAAATGCGCCGCCGCAATTGCCACGCATATCAATGCCATTCGTCGCATTGGTAATTTTCATGTTGGTAATAGTAAAACGTGCGGTATTTTGAGCGTAAATCGCCACTGGATAGTTAATCAGGTTTGTTCTGACATTGGTGTCAGGCTGACTAAAATAAATACCAAAGTTTTGCAGCTGTGGGCCTTCCTCGCCGCTTGCAAAAATAATTACACCTTGTGAATGAACAAAACCCGAACCTACATTGATTTGAGTAGCTGCACGACCATTACCTGATAGTATTTGCCCGGCATGATTGATAGTTAACGCGTTACTAATATTAAATTCACCAACATCAAGGCAAACATGATCGCCCGAATTTAACGCTGTTTGTATTGATGCCGTATCATCGCCGCCCGATGGGGATATATTTATCACGATATTATTGCCGTTGAAGTTTCACGATCAATGGTCATTGTCCCTTCGCATAGCATATTCCAATCTTCGCCGTCGCGCTCGGATACACAAGGTACATTCACCTGGAAATTTTTAAATAGATATTCTTTACCATCCTCAAATACTCGCCAAACATGATCTACCGTACCGCGACCCGGTTGACCGCGAGATTTGTTGAATCTAATTTGGTATTTCATATCACTTCAGCAGCCGTTGATTCTTTTCCAAAGTTGGGATTTGGAATGACATTTAGATTAAAGTGAATAAAATTAAATGGTTTGAGCGATTCATTTCTAGTAAAAGAATGCGGCAACCATGAATTTGCAAAGAAAAACATTCCTTCTTGCGGAGCAAAATTAATCATTGTGCTGGCAGGAGTTGCGTTTTCAATGTTGCTCTCAGTCAAATTAATTTGTACTTTCCCCGGTCTTGGATCGTGAATAACAATTTTTGGACTATTTTGCGGACAATCTAAAAAGTAAAACCCTACCAATTGAACGCCGTTATTGTGAACGTGCTGTTCCATTTGTGAGTATTTATTGTATCGTTGACCCCACATGGATTCATAAGCAACCCACTTATCCTCCATTTTGTAGCCCTGAGAATCCAAAATATTCCACCCCGTCGCAGTGGCATATTTTAAAAAATCAATAATGGATTCTTCATTGGTTAGATCATCGGTCATTATTGGATGATCTGTTTTTTTACTTTTTTTTATTTTTGAAAGGTGTGCTTTAAATACAGTTTTTACACCGTCTAAAAATTCCGGTTTTTCAATTGTGTAAATTAATGTTGGAAAGTAATTTGCAACCGATAATTGATTACTAAGTGGATTGTCCATTATTTGTCGTCACAAGTGGTGTCGGGATAATCCATGATAAAGATGGTTCATCCCAAACGTACAATTTCGGAGGGGTCCCGGTCCCCGAATCTGCCGGTAATGCTACTGGTGTAGTCCAAGTCCAATTTGGAGATGAAATCTTCCAGCTTGGATAGGGCTGTGGTGGATAGAATACATCATTTACTTGATCGTATGTAAATCCAATACCAGCATAATTAGCTCGCAAAACAACACCACCATCGGGCGTATTGCTGTCAGCAGCATAGTGAATGCCACCACGAGTGTTATAGCTAGTCTTAATCCATGCTGAAGGATTTCCCCACAATCCAGTATCGATTTGATCTTGTTCGATAACAATGACGTTTTCGACAATACCTTTTCCATCGACAATATTTGGAACGAATGCAAAGTGACTCATGCTGTATAACTCCCTGATGAAGTAAATTTCAATATCGTATTTGAACCGCTGGTTGTAACCGTCGGTGAACCTGTCGTTGTGCCAGTATATTTTGCCGTAGGAATAGACATAATAAACACACCCGATCCACCAGCTGCGCCGCCACTAGAACCACCACCACCTCCGCCGCCGCCAGTGTTAGCTGTACCAGCCGTACCAGCACCGCCCGATGATCCTCCCGTACCGCCGCCGCCTGACCCACCAGTACCACCTGCTCCTGATTGAGTTCCGCCGCCACCACCTCCGGCGTATGTAACGCATGACCCGGTGATATTTGATGTTGCGCCCGATCCACCATTGCCGGGATAACTACCCAAAGCATTGCCAGCACTACCAGCGCCACCACCACCACCTGAACGATAGGTATAAGGATAACCTGCACCGTCGCCATAACCACCATCATTACCTTGGAAGGCAGTACCACGCGCACCTTTTTGTGGGTTACAAGCGTAACCACCTGAATAAGCTCCGCCGCCTGATCCACCAATACCGGCTAAATAACTTGAGCCTGTTCCACCACCAGCACCCCCACCCAAAGCAGTAACGCCAAAAGCTGTGGAATTTGAACCGTTAGAGCTTGCCGAGCCACCTGCGCCAATAGTAATTGTATAAGTTGTACCCGAAGCCAAACCAATTTTCATTGGTATAAAGCCACCAGCACCACCGCCACCACCACTCACGCCGGAAGTAAAACTACCTCCCCCCCCACCTGCAATAAGTAATGCTGTGCCGGTATAGGATGGGGTAAATGGCGTTAATGTACCTGATGATGAAAATAAATGACCAGTGTTGCCGCTAATGCAAAGGACCACACCACCTGAATATTTTTGAGCGCCACAGTAAGAAATAATGGCAACGCCAGCTCCACCAGCAGATGCGCCAGTACCATAAGTACTACCAGCCCCACCGCCGCCACCGCCACCAAGATTAGGCACACCAGCGACCGAATGAATCCAATCTGTACCACCTGAACCACCGCCTCCATTTCCTCCAGCTGACGGGGTAGTCAAGTTTGATTCTGTGCCGCCGCCACCACCACCGGCGAAATACGTTGATGTTCCTGTAATAGAGCTTGCATAGCCAACACCACCAGCACCACCTACGCCCGTACAAGGAGCTGCTCTTGAGCCAGCACCACCAGCTCCGCCGCCGCCACCACCGGGATAAGTATATGGATAACCTGCGCCATCACCTCCGCCACCCGCATAGCCTTGACCCGATGTACCAGCACCACCTGTCGTTACCGTACTATATGAGCCACCACCTGAACCGCCTGTGCCGCCTGTGCTATTACCAGCATAACCACCACGACCGCCGCCAGTTGCAGTAATGCCGCCTAATACGGAATTAGAACCTTGAGTATTTGTAGCGCCACCAGCGCCGATCGTGACTGTCGTGGCACAAGTGTTAGATATTGCGGTATTACCAAATAAAAGACCACCAGCACCGCCACCGCCACCGGGGACGTTACAAAAGAATCCACCGCCACCGCCTCCGGCAACAACTAAATATGTTGCAGAATAAGTAACTGGTTTACCGGAACCAGCGAGGAGCATCTGAATAATACTCACGATACATTTCCGCTAATTACGCAAAGTGTTGATGTAATAAATAAAATAGTAGCTACACCGTATGTTGCAAGAGATACGGATGTTTTGTTTGTTCCGCTACCTGCAATGTACGCATTTGATGTTGAGCAAGTTACTGTAATGCTACCGCCTGTTTGATTAAACAGAGAAATAATATCGCCAGTTGAAAACGTCGAATTTGGAATGGTGATTGATCCACCTGAACCAATCAGAATGTATTGACCGACATCAGTAGTAGCCAATGTATAACTTGTGGTCTTGGATGATCCTGATTGTGGTACTGCGCGGATCTTTCCGTAAGCATCAGAAATTGTCGTTCCGTTAAATGTCAGATTTGAGCTAAATGCTGTCGAACCTGAACCGGATTGATACGGTATTTGGTTAGCAGAACCACCAGCAATGTTGGTTGCGGTCGTTGCGTTTGTTGCATTGGTTGCATTTGTTGCGTTTGTAACGGCAGTCGTACCAATAACGCTAACCACTTGAGCAGCAGTTGCAGCAGTAAATGCCGACGTACCATTACCGTAAGCCAAACCTGTCAGTGTAGATACACCCGTTCCGCCATAGGTAACTCCAATTGTTGAACCATTCCAAGTCGAAGTCGTAATAACGCCGCTTGAAGATAAAGTTAACAATGCAGTTGTTCCGACACCACCGTTATAAATTGTTAAACCATCGCCTGTGCCGACGCTAATACGTCCAACGCCCGTTGCGTAATCAACAACAATACCGTCACTATATGAGCCACCATAAGAACCACTTGAATACAAACCGTTACTTGCAACAATGCTGGTTGCGGTAGCTGCGCCCAATGATGGTGTGGTCAATGATGGGCTGGTTGCCAATACAACGCTGCCCGATCCGGTTGTGCTTGCGCTTGATGCCGCCGTTAATTGTCCTTGAGCATTAACTGTCAAACTTGCAAGCGTATAAGAACCAGCGGTGACAGCTGTATTCGAAAGTGCAATTGTTACGCCAGCCGAACCGTTGTAAGACGTACCGGACAAACCTGTACCAATCGTCAAAGTGTTTAAATTCAATCCAAGAGCCACGCCCGAAATAGTCGAATTGGTCAATGCGCTATTTGGGATGTTGCTAAAAGTATTTGACGCACCGGACATTGTTTTATTGGTCAATGTCTGAATCCCGGTCAATGTTGCAACGACAGTCGTATCAATTGCAATCGTGACAGCAGACGCGCCTGTATAACTTGTGCCAGTAAGCCCCGTACCGATTGTTAACGCGTTTGGATTGGCAGCTGTAATCGTGCCTGAACCACCAAGACTAATTGCTGTTCCGTTGACCGTAACTGATGAATTCGCCAATTGAGCATTTGTAATCGTGCCACTGAGCGCAGTCGTAGGAATGGTTGTCGATGCGGTCATAGCGCTTGTGCCATTGCCATAGACATAACCAGTTAAAGTCGTTGCACCCGTACCGCCCGACGCTGCTCCCAAAGTACCGGCAAGCGTTACAGCGCCGGTTGTCGATGTTGATGGGGTTAACCCTGATAACGACGTTTGGAATGATGAAACGCCAGTTCCACCACCATTTGATGCAGCGGTCACTCGGCCTTGAGCGTCAACCGTAATATTCGCGCTGGTATAGCTTCCGGCAGTAACAGTCGTATTGGTCAATGCAATCGTTGTTGCATTTGATCCGTTATACGATGTTCCCGATAATCCTGTGCCAATAGTCAAAGTCGCTAAATTACTTCCAAGCGAAATGCCGGAAATAGTGCTATTTGCCAATTGTGAGTTGGTAATCGTACCTGAAAGAACTGTAGTAGGAATGGTCGTGCTGGCAGTCATTGCGCCAGTTCCATTGCCATACACATAGCCTGTCAGCGTTGTCGCTCCTGTGCCGCCATTTGGTACGCCCAACGTACCAATAATGCTAGACGCATTGGTATATACGTTACGTACTGACGTAAAGAATTGACCGCTTGATGCGCTAGTGACGCAAAATCCAACCCGCACAGCATAATTTGGTGCAGTTGGCTGAGTGGTAATTAAGTTACCGGCAACCGCATAATCCAAATATAGGGTTTGACCAGCTGTAAATCCGGTCGTGTTGTAACCCATAACATCACCAAGAATAACAACATATCCATTTGATGACGCAGAAATATTTTGGTTAGCAACACCGATGACGTTTGAAGTTGTAAGGCTATTTGCTTGAGCAAGCGCAATTGTTGGCAAACCACCGGATTGACCGGTAATGTAAACAGGCTGGCCCAAATTAATTGTTGACCCAGTATTGTTATAAACCTGCAACTGCACTTCTTGACCAATTACAATTTCATTATTTGTTACTCCATTGTAATAAGCCAATCCATCAGCAACACCGTCATACCAAACTTTGCCTTTCAAATAACTTGGCGCGGTTGATTGACTTGTAAATATTTCATCATCTGAAATAGTGGGTTGACTTAGTGTCGGAGTTGTCGCACGAACAAATGTACCCGAACCCGTTCCGGTGTATTCCGAGCTGGTCAAATGGTAATACTGATTAGCTGTACCGCCCTGTAAACCCGACAATTGATTGTGTTGAGTAACTAATGGCGTTACCACGTTCGATGCGTATTGAGTGCCGTTATATACAGCCGTAACCGTTGTGTTACCTGTCGATGTTGTAAAACCAATTCCGCCCAACGAATCCGTCGAATTAATCGTAAACGCTGGTTGAGTTGTTTGAACAATATACAAACCATAATTAGGCGTAATGTTTGTAATATTTGGTGAAGTCACCCCAAACAATAAATTCCAAACCGAACCTGATACCGCCGTTTCGTTTGCGTATGTGCTTGGTACAGTAATCGTAACAACAGTATTTGATGACTTAGCGGTAATCTGATACAAGCCTTGCGGTGTTTGAATATACGATGCAAGTGTGTTTGTAGCCGACGCTGTGACGTTTGCAAATGGAGAATCACCCGAAGCCGTAACTGTTCTCGAAGTACCCGTACCCGTTGTCGTCAATGTATTGGGTGACGTATAAATGACTTGATAAGTGTTACGAGTAAACGTAGTCGTTCTACCGCCGCCAACACTATTGACACCGATATAAATATCAAATGTCCATTGTCCAGCATCAATGGTTGTGCGACCCAATGGAGCTGATAACAAACCAATTGCTGCAACCGTATTGCCGTTAGGATTGGATGACGCTGTTTGCGTACCACCAGCTGTTACAGGCGCATTGGCAAGCGTAATAATTGGCAATACGTTATTCGTACCCGTACCAGTAATTAATGGCGTTGCATTCCAAAATGTCGTTCCAGCTCCAACACTACCCGTTTGTGAGCTATTTGCGTTAATCCAGCTAGTACCATTCCATGACAATACTTGACCAGTTGCCGGAGCGCTAATAGCAACATCCGACAAATTTTCCAAAGGTATTGTTCCGCTATTTCCTAAACTTACAGTTACGCCAGCAAAAGTAACCGAGCTATTTGCCAATTGAGCATTAGTGATCGTGCCGGACAAGTTAGTTGTGGGAATGGTCAACGATGCTGTCATCGCTCCTGTACCATTTCCATAGATATAACCTGACAAACTGGTTGCGCCTGTACCGCCGTTTGCGACGGGAAGCGTACCTGTCAAAGCGGTCACAGGAATTGTTGTCGATGCTGTAACATTTCCTGACCCGTTGGCGTACATATAACCAGTCAAACCAGTTACCGCCAAATTGGTTGTTGTCAGATTAGTAAACGATTCAGAAGTTGAACCGGGTACTTTATCCCATGCGCCATTTTGGAAAATAGCCCAATCACCTACATTCCAACCTGAAACACCATTTAATGTCGTATTACCCGCTACTGACACAACGTAATAATAGCCAGCAGTGCCAACCGAAGATGTCAAAGTTGGTACGTTGGTGGACGCATTCCAAGTTCCCTGATAGGCAGGAGCGTTGGTGGCCTGTGTGCTTATTGATGTAATTTGGCCTTGCGAGTTAACCGTAATGACCGGAATTACAGCAGCCGAACCATAAGTTCCCGATGTCACGCCACTGTTTGCAATCGCAATCGTAACTGGTGATGACCCGTTAAAACTTGTACCCGATAAGCCTGTGCCAATTGTTAACGCATTGGTCGTATTGGCGGTGATCGTTGTCGAGCCACCAAGCGATACAGAATTGCCATTAACCGTAACTGACGAATTAACCAATGACGAATTGCCAATATTGCTTAAAGTATTGGATGCGCCACTGATTGTTTTGTTTGTCAGTGTTTGAACACCACTAAGCGTCGCCACTACCGTTGTATCAATCGCAGCAGTAATCGCAGCTGAACCGTTGTAGGATGTGCCGGTTAAGCCATTTCCTAAAGTTAAAGAATAAGGATTAACCGCTGTAACCGTTGTCGAACCACCAAGGCTGACAGAATTGCCGTTAATTGTGATCGAAGAATTGGTTAAACCTGAATTCGGTATGGTTGCGTTGATTTGACTTGGTGCAATGCTAATTGCTACAGCTGACAATGCCGTTAATTGACCTTGTGCATTAACCGTTGCCTCTAACGTGCTGTTAGCTGCGCCATAAGAGCCTGACACAACCGTTGTATTAGCAATTGCAAATGTAATCGGGGTTGAACCATTAAAGCTGCCGCCGGACAAACCTGTTCCAGCCGTTAGCGAATAAGGCACATCAGCAGTTACAGTAATCGATCCACCAAGCGATACCGGATCGCCGTTAATCGTAATGGATGAATACACCAACGCAGCATTTGGAATGCTGGTCAGATTTGCGCCTGAACCATAAAACCCTGAATTAGCAGTAATTGTCGTACCAACAATCGTCGCGGGATTTGTATTGCCGACAGGAGTATTATTTAAGCTATCAAGTGTTAGCGATACACCCTGAATCGTGCCGCCCGTAATAGCGACATTATTTGCATTTTGGGTGGACATCGTACCCAAGCCGCTTACTTGTGTATTGTTAATTGCAATCGATGTCGTCGTTGCTGCTGTGACTTGACCTTGTGCATTGGTAGTCAATACCGCAACCGAGCCAGCTGATCCGTATGTGCCAGCCGTACCGACATTACCTAAAGCAATCGTGACAGCTGCGCTTCCGTTGTAACTGGTCCCGGTTAAACCCGTTCCAATTGTGAGTGCATAAGGATTAACTGCGGTGACTGTCGTGCTACCGCCCAGCGATACGGAATTACCATTGATCGTGATCGAGCTGTAATCAAGCGCAGAATTTGGGATGAAAGTAAGCGTATTTGTCGCGCCGCTGATATTGACACCAGCTAAAGTGGACAAAGAGCCGCCCAATGAAATCGAATTCGATCCTAGTGTAATCGAAGAATTGGCAAGGCTGCTATTAGGAATTGGAGCATTAATTTGACTTGGCGCTATGCTAATCGGCGTATTAGCCGCAGCTGTCAATTGACCTTGAGCATTGACCGTAAACGACGGAACCGAAGCAGCGACACCATAAGAGCCAGCCGATACACCAGTATTCGTAATGCTAAATTGCGTACCAGTTAGGGTTAACCCTGTTCCGGCTGTGTATGTACCTTGACCTGAAAACTGTGACCAAATGATCGGTGTGACATCAATCGTGCCAAGTTCCGAAGTAATCGCTACCCAACCAGTATTCGCATATAACGTGCCGTTTTGCACAAAAGTGGTTGCACCCGGCACTTCATTCCAGCTAATCATGTCAGTCGAACGCGACCATGCCGTCGTTTCAGCGACATAAATGCCGTTATATGCGGGATTGGATTGGTTTTTTACTAGAACCCGATCACCAGCAAGGGTTGTATAACCATCAAGCGTTTGCAAACCTGAAAGCGTAATGTTCGCAGTCGTTGCACATTGGCACTCGTATTTCGATGCCGCAGCTCCACTGACCGAATCGACATATTGCTTGTTTGCTAAATCAAGAGGATGCACCGGCAGCGTCGTAACTGTACCGGTATTGGTCGCCATGTTTGTAAACTGAGCAGAATACAAACCATTTTCAAGGCCGTAGGTTTGAGTAAATATCGCACCTGTACCCGCAGTCATCAAGTTTGCTGCAAAATCATTTGCATTCCATGCTTGAGCTGTCGTTCCCTCTTGTCCTCTAACAATAGTAAAAGTGTCACCATCAACCGCAGTGACGTACACGATTTCGGTTACTAGACTACTAAACGCAGAAATGAAAGTTAAGGCAAATTGTTGCCCTGTTATTGGTTGTGGAAAATATTGACCAGTTCCCGACGCTACCGTAACAGTTGTTGCGGTGCTAGAAATGGGCGCAGCAAGTGTCGTTTGCGCTTGGTTCGCAAATAAGAAAATGGTCATAATCCACCAACCAATTAAAGGATGCTATAGGTATCGTTCGCTGCGCCGGTAAACTGAATATTAGTTACCGGAAAATTAAATACATATACGATTTGTGTCGTTTCGGTATAAGTTGGTGTTACAGCTGGATAAAACGTGACACCGTTATCGAATGACAATTGAATCGCTCGACTACCTGAAGATGAATTCAATACAACGGATGCCGGATATTGAACGCCCGATAACGCGACATTGGCTGTCGTTCCGGTTAGCGTACCAGTAATCGGCGAGCCATAATTGTTTGTAGCCATTATTTAACTCCAAAAGTTAAGTTTTGATACATGGCAATAATGCCACGTTTATCGGTCTTGTTTCCGTACTTCCTGAATTTTGAATCGTAATATTTGTAAATGCGGGATTAGTATTAGTGATAACACCTTGCGAACCACCGGGCCATTCATAAACACCCGTTCCAGCAGCAGGATTAATCATGTCACCCGTCGTAAAGTGACTATGTCCGGGATCGGTTACACCATGATTGTGTGATCCAAATGCACTACTTTGATTGCTACCAAATGTCCTGCCCGGATCGATTCCTGCGCCATCATCCCAACCTCGAATAAATTGACCTAAAAGATTAGGCAAATTAAATGTTGTGAATCCGTCGCCATTGCCAAACGTCGTGCCGATTGCTGCAAATAATGACGCATACGTCGTTCTTGATACTGCTGCACCATTTGCAATCAACCAACCAAAAGGAGCTGTTTGCATCGCAAAATGCAAAACCGCACCCGAAGGAGCTTGAGCAGAGCTATTGGTTGCGGGGTTTTGTAATACATAAGCCGCAAATGATGAGCTATATGTCAAAAGGCATGGATAACCAGCCACAATGTCATTAGGCGAAATCGATAAATTTGCACCTTTTACAATCGGCGCGGCACTCAAAATGGTTGTTGCGCCTGTGATTGGCGAAACAAAAGTTAATTGTAAAGTTGCCGTTGAAGAATTATTTGCCGTAGCATTGATGACAAAATTGAAGTTGTTCGGAATCGATGTCAAATTAGAATAAATCGAAGCCGTCAACGCATTTGCAGTTCCAGCCGATGTTGCATTGGTATAAGTGCCATCCTGAACCTGATCGATTTGAACCAAATCTGACATGGTTCCCGCAGTCGGGAAAGAGCTTGCATAATCACCTGCCAACCATGCTTTAGCAGCTGTGCCTTCCTGACCGCGAACGATTGTCAATGTATCGCCCGATCTAGCTGTGACCCATACGATTTCAGCAATCAAACCTGTCGCCGCATCGTTAAAAGTCATTACAAAGTATTGACCAGCTGAAGGACTAGGAAATAGTGATCCTGTAGTGGGAGCAAGATTGACCGACGTAGATACACTTGTGATCGGTGACGCTATCGTAGTCTTGGCGTTATTGGCAAAAAGTAAAATTGACATCGCAATTCCTTAAACGGTGTAAGTACCCGATCCTGTCCATTTGATAATTGTATTCCCACCTGATGTGGAAACGGTATATGTTCCGGTCACATTTGATGAATATCTTGATGTCGGTACAGAAATAGAAATCATGCCTGAACCTCCGGCTCCAGCTCCGCCATAACCGCCTCCACCGCCTCCACCCGTATTTGCAGTACCAGCCGAGCCAGCGCTAGATGTATTAATTGCGCCATTGCCTCCGCCGTTTTTACCCGCGCCACTTCCACATCCAGCAGTCGTTCTTCCGCCACCACCACCACCCGCTAAAGTAACGGATGATCCACTAATCGAAGTTGATTTTCCAACACCACCGCAACCAGCAGGGTTGTTTCCGTTTGCGCCCGGACTACCAGCTCCGCCGCCGCCACCAGCCGTTGTTCCTACTGTGCCATAGCCATAACCACCCGCATATCCTTGTCCCGAAGTTCCAGCACCTCCAGCCAATGCGCCGCCGCAATTATTTGTAGAGCCACCTCCGCCCGAGCCACCAGCGCCGCCCGTTTGAGCATACAAAGCGCCATAACCGCCACCAACGGAAGAAATTGAAACACCCGTACCAATAATTGATGAAGTACCGCCTTGAGTGTTTGACGATCCACCCGCACCAACCGTAATGGTTAATACTGTGCCGGGAGTAATTGATTGACTACATGAAAGCCAACCTCCCGCGCCGCCGCCACCTGCGCCCGTACCGCCGCCGCCACCACCAGCAATAGATAAATAAGTGACGGTAACTGGCGATGGTGGAGTTACTACACCCCCGGAAAATCCGAAAGCAGAAGATGCAGCCGAGCCAATTTTTGCGATACGCATATTAGAATTTTGTCTGAGAAGCAAAAACACTATATGTTGCAGATGCGGTTTTTATAATCGCAAAAACATACGCATCAACACCCGAAGCATTTCCCGATGATGGCGCTGTACCGCCTTGCCATAATGGTGTAACCGATACGCCGTCAATTGTGACCGCAGAGCAAAAATATGCCGTTGTGCCTTGAGTAACAAGCATAGTTGCAGTAATTGAATCGCCAATTGACATTTGAGCATTCAAGCTCGTACCGCTTGAAAATGCAAAATTAACTGTCCAATTGTTTGCCGCATTGCTCGTGTAATACTGAACCGCACCTGATGCAATATAAAAGTTTTGCGTAGATGATGGAGCCGTCCCAACAACATTTACTGGTTCTGTAATGTTAGGGGTTTTCAACGCAATAGCAGAAGTAGTTCCAACGGCTGAAATGGTCGTAAACGCGCCGGTTGATGGCGTACTTGAACCAATAGCAGGAGGGCTTGCCAAGTAAGCGCTAAATCCCGGTCCACTAACTGTCGATGATGCCGATAAGGTAGTAAACGCACCAGCTGCCGCAGCAGTTGTTCCAATAGCAGGAGGAGAAGCCAAATAATTAGTAAAACCAGCACCACTGACAGTTGATGATGCGCTCAAAGTCGTAAATGCGCCTGAATTAGCAGCAGATGATCCAATTGAAGGAGGGCTTGCAAAATATAAAGAAAATGCCGTTCCGGTGATTGTTCCCGACGCTGACAAATTGGTGAATGCGCCTGTCGATGGGGTAGTTGCTCCAACCGTACCATTTATTGCGCTGCTAGTTAATGTTAAGCCAGCAATCGTTGTTAATGATCCGCCAAGGCTAACTGTGCTTGATCCAAGCGTAATCGGTGTGGCAAAGTTTGAATCAAGCTCATTTAACGGGATTGAACCCGAAGCAGTTGCGAAAGTGTATGGAACGCCACTCATTATTTATTCTCCATCAAGAAACCCACGCAACCGTATTGCCTGAATTATTTTTCCAAAATACTTCTTGGTTCGAATTGTTAACCCAATCAACCGTACCCGTATTGACCGTAAAGGTAAATTGAAAAGGAGTTTGTAAAATTTGTGAATTAATTGCAGATTGCAAAATAGGAACGTATGTCGAAGCGAATTGATTGTAAACAGTAATTGTTACTGCATACGGCGCTGAAAATTGCACACTAATTTGATATGTATTATCAACAATCGGTGATATTCCATTCGTTCCCGTCAAAAATCTGTATATACGATTTTTCAACCATTTAATGTTGAATTGATAACCGTCGCCTTTATAAAAGTTCCATGTAATGCAGCGCTTAAAAAGGTCATCCGATGCCACAATAAATTGTTGTGGTGTACCACTAATTTGACCTATGTTATAGGGTCGTGTGTCATAAGGATCGGTGTTGTAAACACCATCCGTTAACGTAACACTTCCGAAAGGAAAAATAGGACGGGATTGACCATATAGCCCTTGCGCGACCCAATCCAAGGATGGCCCTGATTGTGCCGTATAAATTGGCAAATTTAGGTTATTGAACCAATCTAAATATTGTTGAGCTAAAGTATTGTACGCATTAACAAATGCTTGCAAATCCGAATCATCAGCATATTGCTGATACAAATATGACGGGATGATTTGTGTAAGCATACTATGCCTGTGTCACAGTAACTAAAGCATTGGTTGTTTCAAAGAATGACAAAGGATCGCCATAAATCATTCCTGTACCCGATGCTGGCGAAGTTGTCACACCATTAATTAACACCGTAAATTGCATTTCAGAAATTAATGATGTCGGCAATAAAGATGCAACCGCAGCCTGAAATACAGTTTGCATTTCAAAAATATTGATCGGTTGACCAACGGCAATACTGTTAATGTAAGTAACAATTGCAGGAATTCCTGCCGCTGCTATCGATGTTGGGCTGACATAATTGGTCGAAATCGTATTCCAAACTAAAGCTACTTGAACCGTTTGTGCAAACGGATTAATAAATGTTATCGAGTAAGTATCAGGATAATCATTAATTGATACTGTAATGTTGTGTAAGTTTGGAGTGATTACACCATTGCCCGTATAGCTACCAGCTCCCACTGTGTCGAAATCGGTATATCCCAAAACTGTGTCCGCACCGGGATTGGTTGCTAATGGATAAGTGAAGGTCGTCGCGCCTGTTTGTGTGAAAACAAACGTGCCGTTATATGCGCTTGGAGTACAGCCATAAATAGTGCCAGTATGCGTACCCGATGGCATTCCATGCGGATTTGCGGTTGTGACCGTCACAGTGCCGCCTGACCAAACAATCGAAGAAATAGATACAGCCAAACTAAAAGTTTTTTCTGTTAATACCACCGCAATAAAAGGAATACCATTAATACCGGACATTCCCGTTGCGCCGGTAAATTCAACAACCTGCCCGGTTGTGTAACCATGATTAATATTCGTTGTTACTACTGCTGGATAAGCATTTGTAATGCTATTAGCTATCATTGTCGAACCGACAACATTTGAAATATCAAATAATCCGGTGAAAATTGCATTTGCTATTTCGTAAGGATCGCCGCCGCCAACAATAATTTGCCAATTCGTACCTGATTGTTGAACCGAAATCAGATTTGATTGAACGCCCGATACATTTTGCAATTGAGTTTTTAGGAATGTTGGCATTCCTTGAGCAACCGCAAGCCCTGCCTGAATAACTTGAGCTTGATAGTTTTCTAATGGCTGCGAAGTTTGACCCGGAATACCAGCGACCAAGTTAGTGCAGCTCAAGGTTACACCCGTTGGTACGGATGTGACTAATTGTGTCACTGTGCCTACTGGAACAGCCCAAGAGCCTTGCGATGTCGCCAAACAATAAAGTGATGCACTTTGCCCACCAGTTGCTACGATTCCACCATCTTGCACAGTGTATTGATAATTTCCGTCACTGACCGTAAATCCGACAGGGATGACAAATCCGGGTGAACCTGTAAATGTTACATAAACCGAAGTATTCGATCCAATTCCTTGTTGAACACCATATATTTGACCCAATTGGTTCAAAATAAAAGAATTGGCAGAATACGGGGTAATACTGTTAAAAAGCTCTACTCTCGCTGAATCAATGAGCGCCAATGCGCCTACATCAGTTGAGCTAATATCTTCAATCAATGAGCCGGGTAAATTAGCGGTGTAGTCAGGATTGCTGGCGGCAACCAAAGCAATAAGTTCTTGTTGCAGCGTTGTTGGAGAAGTCGGCTGCAATCCCGTCGAATTAACGTCAGTTGTAATAGCCATTTATACCGCCACCTGTTGTTGAATTTTAGTGCCTTGAGTGGTAATGATATTAACATCGTAAGTCGGAGTTGTTGACTGTTCTTTTGTAATTTGCAAACTAGCAAAGAATGGAGCAAATTGCTGCTGCGTTGTCATTACATAAAAATCAGGAAACACTTGCTGAATGACCGCACGTTGTGCCGGGATTCCATAATTTGCATAAAACGGTGATTCACCAAGACTTAATTTTAAACATTGGATCAAAGTTGTGGCATATCCATATTCAAAATTACCGTTTGCATCAGATTGGATTTCTACCCAAGTTTGAGTACCATCTTTTGCAGTCACCCTTCCGTAAGTTCTCATACATTAATCCTTAAAGTGGTGAAGTCGTATCGACCGTTGATCCACCAGTTTGTACATTTGGAACCGCATGAGTATGCGTCGCCAAACTCTTTCCTTCGGCTGTAACATCATTGATGACGTTAATCGGTCCAATAAAGTTAGCCGTCGTGCCATGACCGCCATAATTAGTTTGACTAATCGTACCGTTGAGTTGAATTGCGCCATTGAGAGAAATTGAGCTGGCAGTTATGTTTACCGATGATTCGTCAATAGATATATTAGTATCGCCTCTGACAATATTGATCCCGGTAGGGGTCAGAGTAATTACAGTATCGCTATTGGTATCGCGCAAAACAACACCATTTGGACCGTAAATCGTTACGGCCTGAGAATCTACTTCACTCCAGTTTTTGTTTCCAATCGGGAAAAAAACTAAAGATGTTAAATTGCCCGGATCGCTGAAATCAGCTTTACCCGTTCCCAATCCTGACACGCCGCGCAAACTTACACTGGCAGCAAAACAAACACCCAAATCGCCCACTTGTATTGGATACCGAATGTATTCAGGCCCAAATAATGGGACGGTAACTTGTGGCAACGTAATAGTGGACGGAGTAATCAAATCAAAAGCTACGGTCACAATCGGGCCGTTCACCTCGACAACGTGACAAGGCCATGATTGACCAGCTGCTTGCAATGCGTCATAAATCTTTCGATC